GGATTATATGCTGGTAAAAAAGGTATTGATAAATTAAGAGGTAAGCCTACTGGTGGAAAAGCAGCAGACATTGATCCAGCAAGCAAAGGATTACGAGGCAAAGGCGGTGCTGAAGGAAGAATTGATAAAGGCTTAATGAAGTCGCTAAGAAAATATCCAAGACTAGCTAAATTTCTAAAATTTGCTGGAAGGTTCGGTGGTTTAGGCTCATTAATAGGCATAGCTGAATTAACTAATATGGCAAGAACAGGAAACCTTACGGCAGATGCTATAGGTGGTTTATTTGGTGGTATTCTTGGTGGAGTCGGTGGTACTAAATTAGGTGCACTTATGGGAAGCTTTTTCCCTGGCCCGGGCACAATCATAGGCGGATTACTCGGTGGTGGATTTGGTTATTTAGCCGGTGACAGCATGGCAAAAGCACTAGGACAATGGATGCTAGGTAAAAAGGTTGATGCTTTTGGATTTGGTTTTGGATGGGCAAATGATTTATTCAATGGCGCAGATTCAGCAGCCGCATCTAGATCAACTGCAACAAGTGATTTACCAACTAGCACAGTTAGTAAAAGCCAATCAATGAGTGGAATACGAAATCAGTTTGAAGCTAATAGGAATGCTGGAGGAGTTACAGCTAATACTATAGACCCTACAGGAAATACAGATGCTGGAAGTGTGAGCGTTGTAAACTCTAATAATAACATTACTAATAATAACAATAGCACAGGATTCGCTATTAACTCATCCGGTGCTATTGATCCTAGAAATGCATTTGGCAAAATTGCAGCTAATGCATCTGGTTTATTCTAAGCATCTTCTTTCGCTAACTTAGCAAAATAAGACATAGTGTCTTCATCCTCAGTGCTGATTTCTTCAACGGTAACAGGTTCCATTGCAGCTACTGGATCATTCATCTTGATTTCTTCTTTTACTGAATATGAACCTGCATTCATTTCTTCACCAAGAACTCTCATTAATTTAGCTTTAAGTTCATCATATGTCTTGTAGTTCTTTGGATTAGTGAACTCAGTAATATCGTGCATTTGGTTATACACTTCTTCAAGTTTAGCTTCATCACTTTCAAGAAAAGGAGATGGAGAAGCAAACTCTGACTTATCATAGTTTCTATAACCTTCAACATTTCTTATCTTAAGTTTGAAGTTAGCACCTTCCCAAAAATCAAATGCATCCATTGGAGTTTCATCTGCAAACTCCGGATTCATTTTATCCATAATCTTATCGAAGATTTTCTTTCCAAATTTATATAGAAATACTTTACCTTCGTTTTGAGGTGCTGATGGATCTTGAACTACATATATGTTTGTAGCATAATGTAATCTTCTTTTTTGAGATCTTGCTTTTTCTTTGTCGGCATCAATACCAGAATTCCAAAGCCTTGAATTCAATTCACCAACTGGATCAGTTTGACTTATTGATGTAAGTGAGTTTTCAATATACCATAAACCAGTTGGACCTTTAAAGCCGTGATCCCAATATCTTACAAATGGTATTGCACCATCTTTACCGGGAAGGAATCTGATAATGGCATAACCATTACCTGCTTTATCAACTGTAGGTTTCCACACTCTTTCATCTACGTAAGACTTTTGTTCGCCTCCGCCAACGGATTGTGCTGCTTCTATAATTTTATTGATGTTTGAACCGCGATTGCGTTTTAATGTTTCAAATGACATAGTATTGTCTCCTTATTTGCTGAAATATTAACTGTATTATTGCATTGTGTAGTATTATATATACGACTACTCAAATAGTGATGAGTCAATGGAATTCTTTTTAGGTAAAAAGTTTAAGCCCATTGCCTCTGCTTCAAGCTTATCTTTAATAACAGGTGATATGAACTTTCGGATATCTTCTATTTCGATATCATTAGTTTCACATACTTTAATGATAGCATCCATATATGGTATCTTAAGTTCACCAACTGTGCTTTCGATAAGCTTTGTAAATTTAGACTTTGTTAAAAATTGTTCTTCTATTTTCATTTGTCTAAAACCCTTAGTAAAATTGTATCTTTATTAATTCTGCCATTAGGCACTTTTGTTTTTGTTTTTATAGTTTCCCAAGCATCGTTAATTTGCTTTGGTGTTTTCTGTAAAACAATCGGTAAGAAGTCAAGTGGTTTACGTAAACACACAGTTCTACTTAAACCTGTTGAAATATTCTTAATGGTTGAACCAGATATTTCAAATCCATTAGGACTTTCGGTAACATATTCAATAATCATTTTACTTTTAGTATTGAATGCATATAACCTTGTCTTTGTAGGTATTTGAATTGGATTGATTGATACGATTTTAAAATCATTATCTTCTTTCTTATATTGTACTTTAGCAACTTGTTTATCAACTGACTTAGGTCTTTTGATTTTAACATTTCTTGATGCTTTAGTTGCAGACCTAATTCTTTCTAAGTCTTCCAACATTGCAGTACATATTTTAATTCGTTGATTGAGAGTTGACCTTTTTAGGTGGGAGTAACCTTCAACTGCTTGATCACATCGTTTGTGGTAAGCATCCTCATAGTCAAGGAGCCAACCCTCAATCATAGGCTTAACGTGGCTTATAGCTGTATTCGTTAGGCCGTGGTACTTGAATCTATCATAAATATTAATAGTGGCTTCGTCACCATCGATCCACTTGTCTTCTAGTTCAAGTAATTCTTGCATAATAGTATTATTAATTTTATTAACTAATTTTTCTTGAGGTGATATAGTAATTATATTACTTTTAGCTTTTCTTTCAGCTTGCTTTTCTTTGTAAATGATTTTACCTTTTTCAATTAATGGTGTCATTCTATCAAACAAATGTGATAAGAAATCAGGAGCTTTATCAGACTCAACTGTTTTATGTAAATCATTATTGTACCAGAAAGCTGTTGCTGCATGGTGTGTCATAGTAAAATGATATTCAGAATTAGCTAAAATGTATTTAGATGGTTGGGGAAAGTTTTTCTTAACCCATGTCTTAACTTGGCTTATGCAATCTTTCTTATCGACCTGTAAATGAAAATAATCTTTGACTGCGTCAAATCCTTTATCAATTGGTACACCAGCTAAACCTGTTCTAGCTCTTGCTCTTAATACTTTCTTTTTAGTCTTTTTACCTTTTAGTGCTTGTAGTCCCATATTAAACTCCCATTTATATGTTGTTGTCGTTAATGTATTGTTGTGTTGCGCTTCGTACTATAGTAGGATATTCTCCTAAGTAAGTACCAGCATCTAAATCTTTCTTAGTTACTAAATGCTTATGCATATGCTCAATGTTATCGTAATTTGCAAGAATGTCTTTTGCTAACTGATCGAATTCACTATCTGGAATTAAGTTAGTATCGAGCTGATAATAGGCAAATGCACACATTAAGTATTTAGCAATAGGATTCTTCATTACTGAAGATCCAATACTGATTGTGCTACAGAATCAGTATAAAACTTATCCTGATGAGCGATGTTGATTTTAGTAGATATAGCAACCGCCAATCCACTATTTCTATCTAGAAGCTTTTGAGCAAACTCATCTTGCTCTTCAGCTGACATGTATTCTAATTGATCGATGATTTTATTATAATTGAACATAATTTAAACTCCCATTTAATTATTTAATAGATATATTATACACCAGTTTTACAGAAATGTAAAGGAAAAAATGCATAAAATGCAAATTAATTTCTCCTCATTGTTGAGTACTCTTTAGGATCTGCATCTTTAGTTACAGGTACCATGTTAGATTTATGCATGGTGGCAATACCTGTAATGAACGTACCGGTGTACGCATTTGTTTTAGACTTACCAACAACTTTACCAGTGTAGTTGCTTGTTGGTAGAGAACGTGAATGCTCTTTATAATTAGGAGCACTAATGCCTGAATCTTTATTTTTGTTTTTAAGCTGAGATGGATGTACACCTCTATCCATAAGCCATTTATCGTGTTCAGCTTGAGCTTTTTGCCAGCCTGCTTTACGAAAAGGCTTTTTCTTTTTAGTACTATTATTGTTGTAGTAAATTGGTAATAGATGCATTGTCATTTTTTACAGCTCCAAATAATTTATTTAAATCGACATAACCATAGTTGATGGCAAACAGTATTGCAACTATTATCATAATAATAACTGCATTACGAAAGAACCAACCGACTATGGAAAAGAATACTCCTACAATCAATGCTCCAGCTACTGCGAAGAAGAGGAGTTGAAAATATAGCGGTAGCATTGATTGTATCTCGGAAGGACTAGGCATAAAGCTCTAGCTCCTTTTGTGCCTCCTCAGATGTAGCGAAGTACTCGCTATACCGGTTGTATGGCTGGATAAATCCTTCGGACTTATCTATCTTGCCAACGTACCAGCCGGCGGCTGAGGCCATAACGATAGCTTCTGATACGCCATCGTTATCGAATTGGATGTCTTTGATTTCTTTTGTAAATTGCATTTTAGTTTCTCCGCTTTTTTCATTTTAATAGATATATTATACCATAGTTTTTAGCAGATGTAAAGGAAAAAATGCATTTAATTTAAAAAAAGTGATTAACATATTAACTATGTTTTATCTCTTTGTATTTGATCTGGTCCAGAGTTTGACGATAACTCTGGACTTTTATTTTGCAAAGCATCTAGCTGAGCTCTAAGTTCTTTTATACGATTATATAAAGTATACTTTTCTTTAGTCTCTTCACTTAGTTGCTTTTTAAGTAGATCATATTTATTGAAGGGTTTCGTCATCTTCCATCTCCAGTTCGAATACAAACTCCATACCGTTATCATTATGAGATTGATGAACACATTCTCCTAAAGTATAGTTATCATCATCAACGGTAAAGACTATTTCTTTTTCTTCGTTAAATTTTTTTAATTTTTCTTTTTTGAAATTTATAACATTTGATTTTTTAGGCATTAGTTTCTCCTGTATTTAGTTACAATGCTCCTGCACCAATTGCTGGTTCAGATGTGTTCTAAATACTTTTTTACTTTATAGATCTATTATACTATAGTTTTACATAAAAGTAAAGGAAAAAGTGATTAACCTGTTAAATGCTTAGCGTGTATTTTACAACCTATAAAGTTGTTGTAGTAATCTTCACGTAATAGCACATCATTATCAAATTGTAACTTAGCTTCATGATATGACATATCACCTTTGGTTTTACAAAGTCTTAAAATCTTTCGGTTGAAGCTTTCTGTTCCTCGTGATTCCACAAGTCTCCGTACTTCATCAGATGATCCGTAGTATGTTTTCCAGTCAGATTCTGTACGTGTTCGTACACGCCTCTTACGTGTTTTAGTGATGGGGAGAGTTTTAGGTTTCCAGAAATTCTTCTTTCCAATATATTTTTTACCGGTGTCGAATTCTGTAATTTCGTATACAAAGCCCTGGTACTCCTCTGGTGTAGTTTCAAATACTTTATTATTATAGTGCCACATAATGTTATTTATTCAGCTAATTCAACTTCTTCTGGTTCTGCTCTTCTTCCACATAATGAACAATATTTTGGTTTTTCTTCTGAAGCAATATAAGATATATTATCGCATTCTTCACACTCTATTTCGTAATCCTTCAACGATCTCTCTCTTTCTTTTATCAGATGCTTTGAACCACTCAGCTATTTCCTGAGTAGTTCTTCCACATCCAATACATACTTGATTTTCGACTTTGCAGACTTTCACACATGGCGAAATTATCTTAGAAATCGATTTCACATTCACCGCCTGCACATGCAGCAGCTGCGAGGGTATCAACATCTGTATACTTCTTTTCTGTTATATCTTCTTTCCAATCAATTTGTTTTAAATTTGATTGAATTTTTTTCCACTTATGTAATAGATAAGCATCTTTTAAACAACCTTCTGAAGCTTTTGTATCGCCATCACAATAGTTATTTGCAAAGTTTTCAAATCTACGTACCCAATCTTTTCTAGCAGAATTTTCTGAAGACTCTACTGATAGATCTAAACCAAAACCTTGAGCAGTTGAACATGCATCCCATAGATTTGGATATACTTTAAGAGCATCAACTACTAAACCAGAAGCAAAGATTGAAGCATCGCCATATTTCTTAACCATAGTTTTGGAATCAATAACACCAGTATTTGGCGCTTGGTTATAATCTTTATCACCAGTCATTGCTAAAAATGAAATACCAGCAAAGGCATCACGATTTTCATATACGTATTTTTCTACGTCATCCCAATCATCTACAATAATAGTATTTGATACGTTATGTCTTATACCTTTATCTGCACAAAGATCTTCATTAGTCCCAGTTTCAACCCAATGCTTTTGAGCTTTCTTAACAAGTTCTAAATGCTTAATACCTAATAGATCGTCTTTATACATTGAACCTTTCTTAGGCAGTATTGGAAATGAAA